GAGATACTGCGGGTTCCGTCATTCACTTCTACGACGCGTACGCCGTGGTGGTAATTTGCCATCTTTGTTGCACTCCTTTGTTGGGGTGAGGTCATGATGACAAGAAATTAACGGGCGGGCATGCGATGGCCGTTGTGGGGCAAAGGGGACAACGCAACATTTAAAAAAATTAATATAAACAGTAACTTAGAAAAATAAAAAGCCTGCTCAGCGACGACGAAAATGTTTTAAAAAAGCAAAAAAAAAGCGCCCCTGCCTGTCAGCAGAGGAGCTCTTCATTAACCGTGCGATAAGACGGAAAACAGCGTACTACGCGCTGCGATACCAGCCCATTAACTTGATAAAACTGTTGGTAATGGCCAATGTCGCGCCAGACCCCGTACTGGCGGTGGTACCGGAAACGGTGTGGGTGTGGGCTCCGATACCAACGGTATGAGTGTGAGCGCCAATCGCAACGGTATGGGAGTGGTTTCCCTCTGATGAGGAAGTGACCGTGAATCCCCCACCCGTTGCACCGTCCGTCACTAAATTATTAGGGCCAACGTAGCTACCATGTTTACCAGTAAAGCTATGTGTATGCGCCCCTGTAACATTAGTGGACTTTGTTCCATAATCGAAAGTACCGGTGGTTTTCGTACCATAATCAAACGAACTGGTTGTCCCCGAGAAGGTGTGGTTATGCGCGGGCAAATTCGCCACCGACAGGCTGACCGCATCCGCGCCACCGGTAGTAAAGGCATCGCTCCCGTCCGCTTTTGCCAGGCGAATGGTTCTGTTTTCACCAATATATTTCCACGTCGTGCCGGGGAATAACGTATTCGGGTTTTTATTCTGGGCAAACCAGGTGACGATCCCGACCGGATAGATCTCGTTCAGAACGTTGCGGTTAGCCAGATCGTATGCGGCTTTCACCGCTTTTGGTGTCGCAGCCTGCGTTTCACTGCTGCTGTTGGTGGCGCTGCTCAGCATCACCAACCCCTTAGCCGCGAGCGTCGCATCAGGCTGAGTGCGGTTAGCCAGGTCGTAAGCCGCTTTCACCGCTTTTGGCGTCGCGGCCTGCGTTTCACTGCTGCTATTGATAGCGCTGCTCAGCATCACCATTCCCTTCGCCGCCAGCGTGGCATCAGGATGATTACGGCTCTGTTCATGGCTGGCAATGCGCAGATTGACATACTCTTCGGTAGCAAAGATCAGACTGTCATCCAGCGTCAGGGCAATCGCTTCACTGCTGCTGACCGCCAGCACCATACGCAGAGTCTGCGTTCGTCCTGATCCCTCCTCCAGCGCCGGCTTATAGGTCTCGGCCATATTACTTACCGCCAGCAGCGTGCCGTCTCCCGCCAGAAGGCCCAGCTCACGCATCCAGAACCCACCAGCGCTGGCCGGGATAATCGTTTCAATCACCAGCCAGTTTTTATGGCTGCTCTCCACCTTGACCGAATTGACAGCCTGACGGTACACCTCATGCACCAGTCCGGTCTGCCCCGGCAACGGCGTGGTCGGCTGGCCGCTGCCGTCACCGACTACCATGGTTTTGATATCGACCTGAGTACCACCCTGCATCGCTGCGGCGATGCGCGCCTGTCCTGCCGTGGTCACGACAGATTTAAATTTTAACGCCATGTAAAACCTCTCACGCGGGGAAAATCGTTACCGTTTCAGCGTCATACTGAACGGCACCTGTCCAGACAATGCCCTGAATATCCTGGGTGATCGTCAGGGCGGTTAAATGACGGCTGACGGCTTTTGCATCCGCAATCAGCCGCTCCATCTCGTTAAACATCGCTTCATCAATACCCGACTCCAGCACGCCAATTTCCAGACGAAACGTGCCCGGCGGCTCCTGGTTCTGCCACCATTCGGTGATGTTGATGACATACCCCAGCGGCTCGACCACGCGCCGGATCGCGGCGATGGTGCCCTTTCGGCGGTGAACGAACTGTGCGGACGCCACCACGGCACGCTTTGTCTCCTCCGGCCAGGTCTGATCCCAGCGGTCAACGGACCAGGCCCAGGCCAGATAGGGCAACAGCGCGACCGGACAGGTCTGCGGGTTCCACAGGGTGCGCAGCGGCACCGGTAACTGCTGAAGATGGGCGCAGGCTTCGGCGGCAGCCACCTCCAGTGGCGACGATCCGGCGGGCAGCAGACGATCACTCATCGGAGCCTCCCACACGGATCCGGTGGCCGGTACACCAGCCTGCCTGGGTTTTATCCAGCACCACGTCGCGTGCGGGCTGAGTCAGCTCCACTCGTTGCACCCCTTCAACGTGCAGCGCAGCAAACAGCGCCGACTGGCGGATATCGCGCCCCAGACGGCTCTGGGCGGTGACAAAGGCGGCCAGCCGCGCTTCTGCCGCCGCGCGGATGGGTTCCGCTTCCGGGCCGGGATAGAGGTACAGCGTGGCATCCACGCTGTACTCCACGATAGCCGCCGACCGCACGCTGACGCGGTCAGCGACCGGGCGGACATTTTCATCATTCAGCGCGATATTGACCGCCGCCAGCACCTCCGCACTGGCCTCGCCACGACCTTCGCGTGACAGCACAGTGATCAGCACTTCTGCCGGGGCCGGACTGGTCGCACTGACATCAGCCACCCGCCCGTCAGCGCTGCGGGCGTGGTACTCATAGGCCCCACCCGGACCGGCCACGCTCAGTCCCTCAAAAGCCTGAGCGATACGCAGACGGAAATCGTCGTCGCTCTCAAGTAACGCGGGTACGGGTGGCCGGGTAGTGTTATCAGCGGGCCTCAGGACCAGACGGGTCACGCCATTGTTGATACCGAGCTGGTCGAGATCGCTTCCCGTCGCGAAGGCCACCATCGTGCCTTTCGCGGCCTCATTAATCCGCTGCCGCAGGATCAGTTCGCGATAGGCATTCTCCTCCAGCAGCTTAACAATGGGCTCAGACTCCAGTTCAAGAGTGCGGGTGATGACCGCCTGCTGATCGGCCGGATAGAGCGCAATCAGACGGGTTTTACGCGCCTGAAGCAGCGTTTCAAAATCCAGCGCTTCGACGATGTTCGGCGCGGGTAACTGACTTAAATCAATGGTGGCCATAGTAGTTAACTCACTGGAATGGATAAGGAAAAAGTGGACTGATTGCTGGTACCGCTCAACGCGACCTCCATGCGGCCGTCAAGACCCGGCTGGTAGCTGATGCTGTCGAGGGTGATGCGCGGCTCCCAGCGCAGCAGCGCCATGTAGCAGGCTGACATAATCTGCAGACGCAGCGTCTCGTTCTGCGGCTGGTCGATCAGCGCCGACAGCAGCGATCCGTAGTCGCGGCGCATCACCCGTGATCCCTGCGGGGTCAGCAGAATATCGCGCACCGACTGGCGAACATGATCGATATCCGCCAGCTGCAGGCCGCTGTCGCGCTGCATACCTGACCAGGTTGCTGTATTCATCACTGTGGCCCCGCTGTTTTGCTGCCGCCGCTCTCGACACCCGCGTGAACGTGGCTGTGGACGACGATACCGTTCGAAGAGAAGCTGCCGCCGCTGTGGCTGATCGTGCCCTGTAGCGTGCCCCCCTCGCTGAGCACAAAAGTTTTCGCCTTCAGCTGCTGAGTGCACTCCACCAGCGGGCTGTCGAGGGTGATTTTTACCGCCGCCCGGATGCTGGCCGACTGGATACCGCTGGCTGTCAGCGCACCGCTCTGCGGTTCGTAGGCGATCTGCGCCCCGTCCGGGAACTGCCAGCACACCGCATCCTGCGATGCCGAAGGCGGCGGGAAAGCATCAGAGAAGATCCCCGGCAGGACAAAGGCGGTGGTCAGTTCACCGCTCAGCGCCAGCAGCAGCACCTGCTCACCCGGTGAGGGCGCATGCCAGCTGCGAACCTGGCCCGCGCTGCTGCTCAGCCACGGCAGCCAGCCGGTGAGGTTGCCGTCGCTCTTTACCCGGCATCGCGCCCGGGGAAGATCGACCTCGCTGACCGTACCGATGCGCAACAGGTTGTTGAGCTGGCGGCGGGTTTCCACGACAAATTCATTCATTGCGTACTCCTTCTGGCTTTCAGACTGCAGGCCATTCACTGACCAGCTGATGGTTGATATAGAGCTGCCACGGGCGGGACACGGCTTCCGACACCGCCGGCTCCGGCAAATGGGTCACACTCAGGGCCCCGTCGCTTTCGCTGACCAGCACGCGCTCGGTCAGCGGGATCACCAGGCTGAAGTCGCCGTTAACGCTGCTGCTGAACACCATGCCGTTTTCACGTCTGGCCGGCGTGGTCATCAGGTCGGGTTGATTTTCCCGCAGCCACAGCAGCAGGGAGACCACCAGGGCATCCCGGTCGTCGCCGGCGTCGCTGACGGTAATGCGCAGCGGGTACTGGTATTCAAAACTCAGTGAGGCAGCGGGCGTACAGACTACCCTGCCCTGCTCCAGCGAAAGGGTCAGCCGTTCAGGGTGATTCTGCAGGTCGGGTACGCGGGCCAGTAAGGCCTCGCGCAGTCGTTTGGGTTTTAACATCATGTTGCTCCTGACACTGTTTAAGGGTTTCGACTTGCAGGCCGCACGTCAGTAGCGCCTGCTCCAGCTGGCGGATCGCCGTCAGCAGATCCCCCTGCGTCTCTGGCTGAACCGCCGGTACCGGACAACTGCTGATGACGGGACAACCACGCCAGATAATCACTGGCGGTGGCGAAAGCGGGGTGCTGCTGCAGCCGGATAATCCCGTCAGGCAGAGCAGCATGGCTCCAGTTTTGTAGTGCCTCATTGCTGTGCAGGACCCTCTGATCGTTGACATATTGTTTCAGGGTGATATCGCCGGCCCTGAGCAGGGACTGGCGCAGCGTGCGCTCGGCCTCGGCCTGGCGGGAGATATCCGCTTTCAGTTGCCTGATGACGGCGTTTCGCTGATCCACCCCCGCGTGGAGCACGGCGTTACGCTGCTGCAGTTCGATGCGCTCACGGTAAAGAATGGCCAGCCAGCGCCCGCCGCCACCCAGCGCGATCAGCAGCGTCAGCACCAGGGTTATCCATAATCGGGTCATCCCACCCCCTTCAGGCACAGGGCGCGTTCAGCGCTTCTTCGCGCCTCAATTCCCTTATTACGTACGCCCGCGACATACACCCAGCGCATCAGCTGGTCGCACGCTGCCCGCCACTGCTGCTGATTGATCAGCCGGGCATAGGTGGAGCGACAGACCGCGCCCACGCCGACGTTAAAGGCAAAGGAGACGGTGGCGTCCCAGACCCCCTGCGGCATCGTCACCTGCAGGCAGCGGGCGATACCGCGCTCTACCCGCTGTACGTCGTCAATCAGATTGACCGCTACCTGACGTTCACTGACCGTCGTCACGGGCGTCACCCCCCGGGTATGGCCGATACCGTTCGTCCAGACGCCCGCACTGCACTGATACGGTGATGTCCGGCAGCCCTCAGCCCTGGCCAGCAGCTGCAGGCCCTCGCCGGAGATCTGCACCGTGGAGAACGACGGCAGCGTGACGGCCAGCGCCAGTACGGCCAGCACCGCACATTTTTTAGCGGGTGAA